ATACCGTCGAAAGACGGTATCCGTCCACCCAGGCGGGCAGACGTACGTGGCTCTTTGCCGTGTGTATCTGTTATCCATTAAAATTTAACTTCAGCGTAGGTTCTTGTTGACATTTATGGTTGACAAGTATGCGTTGTACTAGGTAGATGACGAGGTTTCCATGAGATATACTAGAATTGTATAACCGAAGAAAGGCTCGCCCTCCTCCAAAGTAGTTATGTTTTTGCAGTACTGGATTAGTGTACCAGTTTAGAAGACAACCATATCTTCTAATAATGACTATAGTGCAGATGTGACTACAGCGGGGAGAGGAATCTCGACCCAATTGAACGTTATATTAATTTGAATTACACCAACATCTCATTCCTTCGGGATTGAGGTGGTCACAGTGATGTGATGGTGTGGGTGCGAAGACCTACGGTCGTAAGACTATGGTCGTTCTCACATGATTCAAGCGTTGTTTAAGCCTAAGAACTTATCCTAAGTTCCCTTGTTAAGGGTGGCTGCGGCTCCGAAGGCGGAAATAGGACTTCTCCTTATCCGGAATAGGAAAACCGAAGTTTAATAGGATAACATATTTATATATATAAACCGAAAGGTCCCTATATACGAAACATATGAGAGCACTTGTAGAGAAGGTTGAAGTTCAATATAATGAACTTTGCTGTATTTACTGTCTTCCTGAAGAGGAAGAAGGGTCGTAAGGTCCCTATTCGAAACTTTTCACATTCCGAACCAATTTGATTGAGGAATTCAAACAACAAGGTAAACCCATGTAAATGGGATCCCTCGAAAGCCCGAAAGATCAATCGGTACTTTAAATACAACATGCAACTTTTAATTATATTATTAATAATATTAATCATTTTAGGAGTCGGTAACTACCGAGATATCATGAGCAGTATAACTCAACCTCTTCTATTGAGGTGGGAAGTATATGCGGTACTCGGAGTGATCGTGGTAATTATCATCTTATGTATGATTTTTATTAGAATTAATGTAGCTTACCAAAAGATTAAAGCTAGTGTACAAGACTTACAAAATAGAAATAATGTAAGATCAGTGGTCGTTACTCCTGTAAATACAGGAGGAAAACGGAAATTCTCAACTTCCGCTACTTCCAATCCACTAGTTTTAAGTAAATTTGGTGAGTTGCACTCCCTAAAATTGCTCCCTGTAGGAAGAGGTTTTTCAAAAATCTCAGAACACAAAGCTGCTTTCTCCTTTCGGGGGCAGTCTGGTCCTTCAAATTTAAGTGATTTTAAGGCCACTTCCCCTTCTACTTACGCTCGATTATTAAATACTGTTAAACCTGTTAATGCCATGATCTCTGTAAAAGGAGGTCGGCCTTTAGTGAATCACATTTTGAGAATGTGTTCATTAATAGGTTTGGATAAATCTTTAGGATTAGTAAAAGTTATTATAACATTTATGAATTTCTGCTTTAAATATATTAAGCACAATGGCCTAAAAGGCCTTGTGATATACCTTAAGGCTTGTACTGTAATTTTACAGCAAGCCAGCGGAAAACATAAATTACAAAGTATGAATGGTTTAAATATTCGCTTTGCCAGAACGCGTTCGGGTTACCCTCGGGTAATTCCGATACTCCATCGGACCCGGATCCATGAACCAAAAATCTTCAAACTCTGGATGACTTTATTTAGTCTTTACAGAGTTCTTGAAGTTCCAGGAAAACTTAAACTTAGCACTATAGTTGATCCATCAAGAATGGATCCTTCTATATTGCCAAGGATAAGTCAGTCGCTAGAAAGAGGTTTCTGGCCCGCACTGTCTTCCCTACCTGGTTTCGATGATACCAAGATAGGGTTGAACTGGTTGGAACCATGGGATTTCCTTAAAGGTCTAAGAGCGGTCCCCTTTATGATCGCTAAATCCTCGTCTGCAGCTGGTTATATTCGTATAACTAAAGCCGACAAAGGTATCTCTATACAGAGCACTTCACCTGCGTCAATCCTTGCAGCGGTAGTTGCATGGATCGAGAATCCACACATGTTTAAAATCTTAAAAGATTGGTGTACAGCAACCGGAAATATCTGGTTACTGAATCGAATCGATTCTTGGAATCGAATTCTTATACCCATGGTGGATCCTACAGACAAAGCTAGATACTCATTCTATAAAGGAATGAGAACTGTACTAGGACAGACCTACGCAAGATCGTTAGGTCGGTTAGGATTTAAAGAGGAGGCTGCCGGGAAAGTAAGGGTTTTCGCTTATGTGGATCCCTTTACTCAATGGCTATTGAAACCTATTCATGATGCCTTGTTTGAGCTTCTGGCTCTTATTCCCGAAGATGGAACTTCAGACCAACTAGCACCAGTTAGACGTTTGATAAGTAGGAACCCGTTAGGTCCTTACTTTTCTTATGATTTAACTGCTGCTACAGATAGACTACCAATTATAGTCCAAATGACTATCTTAAGTAAGATCATGACTGCTTGAGGCGCTAGCCTATGGGCAAGTATGCTAATCGGAAGACATTACGATTACGCGTATAAACCCCAAAGAGGTAAAACGCAATTCGGTACTGTTGTCTATGGTGCAGGGCAACCTATGGGTGCTCTGTCATCATGGGCTATGTTGGCTCTGACTCATCACGCAATCGTGCAAATGGCATCATTCAACTCCGGTATTACAAAACCGGGAGAATGGTTTGCAGACTATGCTGTATTAGGGGATGACATTGTTATCGCCAATAGAGCTGTTGCAGATGAATACCTTGTCGTTATGCGAGATTTAGGGGTAGATATTGGCTTAGCCAAATCCCTAATCTCCCATGATGGTCAAACTTTAGAGTTTGCGAAACGTACTCTGCATAGAGGTAACGATGTTTCTGCTGTACCTTTCAGTGAATACTGGATTGCACGGCAGAGCATTGCTCCTTCTTTAGAACTTGTTTCGAAGTATTCGTTAACCTTAATCCAATATTTAGATATGTTTGGTTTCGGTTATCGTGCAAAAGGCTCTTTAAGTGGCAATATAATGTCCATGGGCCGTCGGCTGCGACATCGAGTATTAGCTTATTTCTCACCTTTTGGTTCTAATCCACTAACGATGAAACAATTCTTTTCTATGAAAGGAATTGGAAATTTCTATAAGTGGAC